GTTCAACCGATACAGTTCATGTAAGTTGTCATATTCATCATACGACAATTTGTTTTCACCAATCTCAGCTGCAGCAATTGCATCCAAACGATAAGACTCCTGTGATTTACCATCAGGAGCATACCATTTGTATAGTTCAATATAATCAAGTGAAGAAACGCCTGTAATATCGTATGCAGTCATAGGACGGCCATTGATAACAGTCTTGCGTTCACCAATGTATTTCCATGGTGATAGTAGTTTAGCTTCATCTTCACCTACGATTTTACGAAAGCGATTAATCAGATAAGGAATATCGAAAAACTTTGTGTTCCAACCAGTCAAAACATCAGGACAGTTATTAGTCCAATGTTTTAAGAATCTTTTACACAAAGTCCATTCATCTTTACATTTAACGTATATTTCATCACCTTGTACAACATAATCACCACATCCGAATACCAATGTAAGTCCATTGATATATTTCAAACAAATTGCTGTAATAGGTTCATTCGCAAGATAAGGATCAGGGAAACCATTTTCTGAACCGACCTCAATATCGACTACACCAATAACGACCTTATCTTGATCCCAATCGACCATACCTGGATGTTGTTCACCGATGAAGGCATACTCATAACGATTGTTTCCATAGATTTTTGGTGCGCCGGATACATCTTTAAAACCCTTGATGTATTCACGAGCACCATTAATGTCATCGAAACGCTTGCGGTCTAGGGTTTTACCGTCAAGCGTTTTGTACTTGCCGGTTTTGGCGCGAATATAAAGTGATGGTGAGTAGTCAACTCTTTGTTTGACTCTTTTGCCATCAATAACGCCTCGGTACAGAATACTGTTACCGACACATTGTACATTTGTATAAAATCTCATTAAACGATAAGTTGTTTTGTTGGTGGAAGAACGATACCTGAACCAAAGATTTGGTTATAATTAGTGATGAAATCTTCTGCCGGAGTGTAATGGTATACTACATGTTTCTTAGGTATAGAAATGATACTACCTTTTACTTGCGGTGCATGAATTGGAAACGGTGCAAAACCTACATTAGGTTGACCATTTTGTCCACGGACAACTGCAATACCAACTGGGTTTTCTATAATCCATTCAGTTTCTGTGGATGATTGCACTTCTCCGAGAACTTCTTCATTAGTGATTAGTTTTAAAACAATTATGTCCATTGTGTGTCCTTTATAAATAATAGCTGATTTGAATCGTTAGTATACTATTTTTTGTCAGCTTTGTCAACATTTTATTGGTATACTTATGACTACATTTTGGTCTATCGCATTAGTTTCTGCTGGGATTATTTCACCGAATATTAATTATATTGGGCATTTCCAAAACGAAGCCTTTTGCCAAAAAGCTGTGGAAGTTTTAAAAGTACAACAATACCCACAGCAATTAAAAACAATATGTGTTGAATTTCCTGAACCGCCTGAACTGCCAGCGGCCGCACCGGCAAAACCACCATCACAATCTATTAGCTCGAAAGACGCAAAGAAATGATTGACCCGTTCACAGCCTTTGCTTTGGCTCAAGGTGCGGTTGCTGGTATCAAACAGGCCGTAAAACTAGGCAAAGATATTAATGGACTAATACATGAATTCAGTGACTTTTATAAAGCTGCGGATGAAGTACACCACGCTAGTGTAAAATTGAAAGCCGAAAGTATCAGAATGAGTGATGCTCAAATTGGTGCTAAAGCTTTACAGATAGCTATGCAATCTAGAGCATTACGAGCTCACGAAAAAGAACTCAAAGATATATTGTTTTGGTCAGGTAATGCAGATGTCTATTATGAAATGCAAGCTGAACGCAGGAAGATGTTAGAAGAACGTCAAGCGGAAGACAAGCGTATCGAAGAACAAAAACAAAAAGACAGAGAAGCAAAAGCACAAGCAGTTATGGCAACTCTGTGGGTTATGGGTTCACTTACTATTATTATACCAGTGTGTACAATTTTATTTCAACTGATAGTAAATAAACATTTATAATGGAGCGGGAGGGGGGAGTTGAACCCCTCTATTTCAGTTTGGAAGACTAACGTGTAACCACAAACACTTCACCCGCATTGTTTCTTTTCTTGCCATTTTTTCTTAATGGCATCTGATATATTTTTTTTATGTTCTTCTGATTTTAATGGCTTTGATTTATAAGTAGTACCTAATTTAGACTTGGAGATATTCTGTCGAACTTCCTCAGTCATTTTAGGCGCTGTGCCATTCTTACATCTTTCAATCAGAACTTCTGACAATCTATCTTTAGTTTCTTGACTATGATGTTTACCTAACATCTTAGGCATACCCGAATTGTTTATATAATCAAAACCGCCAAATCCGCCTCTGCGAATATTGTAAACATCTTCTCTTAACAAGAATTCTTCATTTACAATTTCCTTTTCTCTGGCAAACATTTCTTCTGCTGTATCAAAGTATTCTAAAATATCTTTCTTAAAATTCTCAATACCATATTTGTCTATAGCACGATTTAAGATTTTACCAGAGCCCATATAACCGTCATCTAAATTTTTAGTTTTATGAGTACCAATATAAATCTTGTTATCTAGCCGATTAGTAATTTGATATGTATAGTAATAATGCTTCATACATTTATTTATCAAAAATGTGTAATCTGCTGTTTTACCATTAAACTAATCCCGCGTATATTGCTGTCCTATCGAAGAAGATATTGAAAGAAAAACTTATTCTTCTACTATCTGTTTCATTTTTATTTATGCCATGTTTTAACCAACTTGGAAATAAAATTAAATGTCCAACTTTTGGTTTAATATACATTCTTTCTGGTGAATATTTCCAAAAAAACAAAGAACTTTCCAGTAACTGGTTCATTGGATTTTCTATCCATAAATCACCATCTTTTCCAGTTGTCTGTATGTAATACACTCCAGAAACATCACATGAACCGTGACTATGCCTATGGGCGTACTGTCCTCTATTTGTTTCTGTTAACCAACTTATAGTTTTATAAGGAATATCATAAGTAAAACCAACTGAGTTTGCGTATTGAACCAAATGATTCAATAATTCTTTTTCAAAGTGTTTTAAGTTATACTTTCCTATCAAATCTTCACTAAAAGTTGGATCACTCAATGAATGTGTTTCATTATCCCAACCATCATTTCTCTTAAATTCAACTTCATCTAAAACTTTTTTAAATTCCAGTTGTATATTTCCTATATCTTTAACTTCACTACTATACACCGGAATTGGAAATAAAAGTTGTGTTGTCATAAAATATTTTTCAAATTTGGTTGCAGAGGCAGGATTTGAACCTGCGTTTCTTGGCTTATGAGACCAAGCGGATAGACCACTTCCATACTCTGCGATATTATATATATGTACTTTTTGGTGCGGGAAGAGGGACTTGAACCCTCAATCCTTTTTATCGGCGACGGGTTTTAAGCCCGGTGTGTATACCATTCCACCATTCCCGCTTTTATTTTTACCTCTATATGTTTCTGTTTGTGAATGACAATTTGGACATAATATTTGCAAATTATTTAAATTATGGTTATATCTATTACCATCTTTATGGTCAACTTCCAAAGAAAGTTTTTTACCAAGCCATTCTGTTAAACCACAAACTTCACATTTCTCATCTTTAACTTTTTCTGAAAATAATCTCTTTCTCAATTTATTTGATTGATATTGTGGATGTTTACCTTCAAAAATTTCATTTAAAGATATTTTTCCTAAACCATCTACTTTAGGTTTATTTGTTCCTTTACCAGACTGATTTGTATTGAAAACATTTAATCTCTTTGCATGAACTCTAAAAGTTTCATATTTTATTCCCAATTTGGCGGCCGCAGAGGTGGCCGATTGTGAATTTAATGCAGTTTCAATTATTTCTTCATCAGTAACTTTTATTTTTCTACTCATAAACACTCCAGAAATATTATCGGACATGTTTATTTATATAAACTTTCATTTTGAAGTATACTCAGAGTCATCAACTCCAATAAAGTGTGATACAATATACTTCAAAATGAGGACTCTTTCGAATCCCCATACCATTACAATACTTTGTAACGGTCATCCATAATGGTTTTAAGCATTATAGATTCTGGCGTAAATTCATCGGTTGATCCCGCTAGCAATGGTTTTACGATTGCTGGTGAGAAACCAGAAACTAACGCAGTTCCAGACTTGTTAAACTTCACAGGTGCATTACCGTATGAAGCATTCAAGTTCCAAAATACAACTTTTGGCAATTTGTATCCAGCAAGTTTGTAAGAGCATTCAATTGCTTGAAGTGCTCCGTCATCATAGCGGACACAAGCGTCAAATTGCATATCTGACAGAATCAACACCATCGCTGGCATTTCTTCTTGTGAAACATTACCTTCGACAGCAACATTCAAGATTTTCTCAAATGCAGCCACCAAATTTGTATTCATGGCCCAATTAGATTTAACCATTTGGTCAATCTTTTGGTTGATATTGCCTTTCAAATTCAACAGTTCTGGCTTGCCAGAGAAAGTCAAAAATGTATCTTTGAATTTACCTGTGTTTTTATCAGCTAGGTATAGACCTAACGACACAGCTACTTCCAAACAAGTCAACTGAGATTTTGAACCATGACCACCTGCTGGTGTACACATCGAACTAGAAACATCCACCAAAGGCAGAATGTTTGCATCACCAACATAGTTAGGCAAAGCCTCCCATTGTTTTTGAATCAAGTCCAATTCAGTCCTGTCAAACGAACCACCATAGGATCCAATGCGACCTTTCAGTACGTCATAAGGATACACAGCTGCTGCATTTACTTTGACTTCAGGATTGTCTCCTTTAACCAAAGATTCAACATATGCTTTGTATGTTTCGGTGTTGCGGTTGAACGCTTTCTTGTAACGGCTAGCCGCAACAGAAGGAACATGAGAGAAATTAATCCCATCCCAGTTTTTGGAACACATGTCCTGTTCAACAACCTTGGTCATTTCGACCAGGGATTTACGGTAGAATTTAGGTGACATTCCGAAGAATTCACGAATTTCAGCCGCAATCTTTCCTTGGCGAGGAGTCCACTTTGCAGCAAGACCATTTTTTTCACGCAATGCATCACCCAACATAGTGTATGCTACTTTTTTCAAAGCAGGTGTTTGGAAGACAAACAAGTCATCCCAACGGCCAAGTTCAGGAACTTTAGCCAACATAGCTTTAGCAGCTTCAGGATCATTCTTTTCTAGGTGAACAAGAATGTCACGGAACAATTGACGTTCGCCGGCACCACCACGGACATCACGGGCCCATGCGGCTACACGAAGTGCCAATGCCTTATCTTCCACGAATGCGGCGGTGAAGGCAGGAATCACGTTTTTACCGCGTGATGCACCAATGTTATAAAACAGGTCAACTACTGCATTAGCAGTAGATTTACGAGCCTTCATACCGTTTGCAGTACGAGCTTCTTGATTAATTACGGCATCTACAAATGTTGTCATAATAATTTCCTTTCAAAACAACAGGTTGAACTTTTTTTCATAGGCATTGAAATTTAAAGTTTGCTGAACTCAACCTAAAAAACAACAGGATAGTTTTCTACTTTTTCTTTCAAGTGAGAATTCGAAACTCACATCGGTCCAAGAGATAAGGGTTTGTTGCCTTATCGTTCCCCAGGCCATCCTTTAAATAAGGGTGTTGCTGTACCTATCCTAAAAATCTAACAATGAACGTATTCTATCAAAATAAGTGTAATTTGTCAAGCCCCCTAATATTATATACCGTTTTGGTCTCTCCAGCAGGAATCGAACCTGCATCCCATTCTTAGGAGGAACGTGTTCTATCCATTGAACTACAGAGAGATGGTACCCCCGCTCGGAGTTGAACCGAGAGGATTCTTCCTTTTGAGAGAAGCGACTTTGCCAATTTGTCCACGGGGGCATAAATTTGGTACCAGCGTAGGGATTCGAACCCTATCAAGAACGCTAATCTGGCGCTAAAAGGCTTATAAGACCTCTCTGACTACCCAGTCTCGCTGGCATATTGGTGCAACCTAGAGGAATCGAACCTCTTTCAATGGTTCTTCAGACCACCGCTATGACCACATCAGCTAAAGTTGCAAAATTTGGTGCTCTTAACAAGAATTGAACTTGTGTTTCATCCTTACCAAGGACGTGTAATGCCATTATACTATAAGAGCAGTTGTTGACAATTTATCTCATTGTACGCCGTCAACAAAGGCGATATTTGGTACCTTGTGACGGGATTGAACCGCCGACCTTCTCCGTGTAAAAGAGTTACTCTACCACTGAGTTAACAAGGCAAATTTACTTTGGGTTGACTAATGGGAGACGAGCCCATTCTATCACTTTCACAGAGTGAGGTGCTAAACCGTTACACTATAGTCAACCCAAAGTAAACTTTGGAGCGGGTAGTGGGAATCGAACCCACAACTAAACCTTGGCAAGGTCTTGTGTTACCACTAGCACCATACCCGCATATTTTTAAGCAATTAAACGCTTGCTTTTTGCTTCCGCTACAACAGATTCAAACAAAGTCATATCTGCACGAACCTTTTGTGAATCTGTTTCCACATCAGGATTGTAATCTTTGAAATTGTCTCCGTGGCCAATTAAAATGTGACATTCTTTTGCTGGATCCATACAAAGAGTAATCAGATTATTCATATCCAATTCTAATTGTGGAAATAAA